GGGCGAGTGCAATCAACTGAATAAGACATATATTTTCGTTTAAAGCCAATATGTTGAGGTCAATCCTATTGCCATGGAAGGTATGTCCGAGCGCGAATATTCCGCCCATTCCGGCCTGTCGCGCGGCGCCATTCAAAAGGCGCGCAAGGCTGGACGACTGGCGATCTACGGTGATGGCTCGATCAACGCCGCCGCGTCCGATGTGCGACGCGCCGAGATGACCGATCCCGATCAGCAGCGCCGCAGCACCGGCGGCGACACCGGGTTTTCCGGTCCGGCCGACAGCTCCTCCTATCTGAAGGCCCGCACCGCACTGACCGTCTATCAGGCGCAGGAACGTCAGCTGGCGATCCAGAAGAAGAAGGGCACGCTGGTCGATCGGGCCCGGGCGGAAACGCTGGTGTTTCGCTTGGCGCGACAGGAACGCGACGTCTGGGTGACCTGGCCCAGCAGAGTGGCGGCGCTGATGGCGGCGGACGTGGCCGCAGAGGTGGAAAAACAATCGGGCAATCCGGAGAAATCCGGCGAGCCGGTGATGATCGAGGCCGCGATCCTGCAGAGGGTGCTGGAAACCCATGTCAGAGCGCAACTCGACGCCCTGCACCTCGAAGCCCTTGCCGATCTCCGGGTCAGCCTCGGATAACGACGACACGACCGACAGCGATCTGACGGCAGACCTCGACCTCAGCTTTGACGGGGCCGAGGATGTCTTGCGGTCCTGGCGTCGCGGCGTGCGCCCTGATCCGGACCTGACGGTGTCGGAATGGGCGGATGCGCACCGCAAGCTGTCGTCGCGTGCTGCGGCCGAACCGGGGCAGTATCGCACTGCCCGCGCGCCCTACCTGCGTGAAATCATGGATGCCCTGTCGCCGCGCCACCCGGCGCAGCGGATCAGCTTCATGAAGGCCGCGCAGGTTGGCGCCACCGAGGCGGGCAACAACTGGATCGGCTTCGTGATCCACCACGCGCCGGGACCGATGCTGGCGGTGCTGCCGACGGTGGAAATGGCCAAGCGGTCGTCGCGCGGGCGGCTGGACCCTCTAATTGCTGACAGCCCGGCACTTCGGGAACGGGTGAACCCGGCGCGGTCGCGCGATGCGGGCAACTCGATGCTGTCCAAGGAATTCCCCGGCGGGATCCTGGTGCTGACTGGTGCGAACTCGGCCACAGGCCTGCGGTCGATGCCCGCGCGCTACATCTTTCTCGATGAGGTCGACGCCTATCCGGCTTCCGCCGACGACGAAGGTGATCCGGTCACGCTGGCCGAAGCGCGGACGACCACGTTCTCGCACCGGCGCAAGGTGTTCATGGTCTCGACGCCAACCATCCGGGGGTTGAGCCGGATTGAACGCGAGTTCGAAGCGAGCGACCAGCGGCGGTATTTCGTGCCCTGTCCACATTGCGGGGCGATGCAGTGGCTGCAGTTTGAAAGGCTGCGCTGGGACAAGGGGCGGCCCGACACGGCGGCATACCACTGCGAAGGTTGTGAGAAGCCCATTGCCGAGCATCACAAGACGCAAATGCTGGAGCGTGGCGAATGGCGGGCAACGGCGGTGTCCGCCGATCCGCATTCCATCGGCTTCCACCTCTCGGCACTCTATTCGCCGCTGGGCTGGAAAAGCTGGGCGCAGATCGCCCGGGACTGGCTGGCGGCGCAGGGCTCGGAAGAGATGCTGCGCGCGGCGCGCAACACCCTGCTGGGCGAGACATGGGTTGAGTCGGGCGATGCGCCGGAATGGCAGCGGCTGGCGGAACGCCGCGAAACCTTCGGGGCGCAGATTCCGGAAGGCGGGCTGTTCCTGACCGCGGGCGTGGATGTGCAGAAGGACCGGATCGAGGTCGATGTTTGGGCCTGGGGACGCGGGCTGGAAAGCTGGCTGATCGATCACATCGTCATCGCGGGCGGTCCCGACGATCCGGACTGCTGGGACAAGCTGACCGCCTTGCTGGGCCGCACCTGGACCCATGCCAACGGCGCTGTGATGGTGATTGCCAAACTGGCGATCGACACCGGCTATGAAGCCGCCGCGGTTTACGCATGGGCGCGGGCGCAGGGCTTCGAGCAGGTCTCGCCAATCAAGGGGCTGGAAGGCTTCAATCGCGCCACGCCAGTGTCTGGCCCGACCTTTGTCGACGCCACCATCGGCGGCAAGCGTTTGCGCCGCGGCGCACGGCTGTGGTCGATCGCCACCGCCACATTCAAGACAGAGACCTATCGCTTCCTGCGGCTCGAGCGCCCCTCGGACGAGGATCGCGCGCTGGGCGTCTGTGACGCGCCGGGCACCGTCCATCTGCCCGACTGGATCGACACGGAATGGCTGAAGCAGCTGGTGGCAGAGCAGCTGGTCACCGTGCGCAACAAGCGCGGCTATGCCCATCCCGAATGGCAGAAGATGCGCGAGCGCAACGAGGCGCTGGATTGCCGGGTCTATGCCCGCGCGGCGACATGGATCCTTGGGGTGGATCGCTGGGACGAGGCGACGTGGCGCAGGCTTGAAGAACAGGCCGGTGTAGAAACCCGACCGGCGCGGCAAACGGACACGCCGTCCGAACCCACAACGCCTGCCACGCCGACGGCCGGGACACCGACAACGCCACGGCGCAAACGCCGGGTCTACACACCAAACTTTATGAGGGACTGAGATGGATCTGGAACGGATGCGCGCGCTTCTGACCGCACTGCAGGAGGCACGCTACGCGGGCGTCCGGTCGGTCAGCTATGACGGCAAGACCATCGCCTATGGCTCGGACGTCGAACTGGCGAATGCCATTGCCGATCTGGAAGGTCGGATTGCCACGGCCATTTCCGGCACCCCGCGACGTCGGCGCTGGGGCGCTGTCGCCTCAAAGGGTCTGTAACCCATGGCGTTTGAAGCCTTTCGCCAGCGCATCGGCAGCATTATCGGCGGGTTTGACGCGGCGCAGGCCCACCGGCGGCTGCGGGGTTTCCGGGCCAGCCGCGCCCACGTGAACACCCTGATCGCCGCCTCGGGCGACACGATCACCGCCCGCGCCCGCTGGTTGGTGCGCAACAATGGCTATGCTGCCAATGCGGTGGAATCCTTCGCCAGCAATGTGGTCGGCGATGGCATCAAGCCTTCGTCCACCATTGCCGATGCCGCAAAGAAGGAAGAGCTGCAGGCGCTGTGGCTGGCCTGGACCGATGATGCAGATGTCGAAGGACTGACCGATTTCTACGGGCTGCAGCGCCGCGCCGCGCGCGAGGTCTATCTCGCGGGCGAGGTGTTCATCCGGATCCGGCCGCGCCGGGCCGAGGACGGTCTGACCGTGCCGCTGCAATTGCAGATGCTGCCTGCGGAAATGCTGCCGCTCGACATGAGCCGCGAATTGCCCGGCGTTGGCCTGATCCGGCAGGGGATTGAGTTCGACGGCATCGGTCGCCGCGTCGCCTATCACTTCCTGCGCCGTCATCCCGGAGATTTGACCGATCCGGGGTTGGCGGGCGAGACGACACGGGTGCCTGCGTCCGAAGTGATCCATGTATTGGACCCGGTCGAGGCCGGGCAGCTGCGCGGCGTATCGCGATTTTCCGCTGCGATCGTCAAGCTGTTCACGCTGGATCTCTACGACGATGCCGAGTTGGAGCGCAAAAAGATCGCGGCGATGTTCGCGATGTTCATCACCTCGCCCGCCCCTGAAACTCCGCTGGAACCGACGGAAGAGGATCTGGAGGTCGAGCCCGGCCAGGTGGTGCGCCTTGATCCCGGTGAAGACGTGTCCACCCCAGCGACGCCGGATTCCGGTGGCACCTATGAGCCGTTCCAGTACCGCACCTTGCTGCAAATCGCAGCGGCGCTCGGCATCCCCTATGGCTATCTGACCGGCGATACGGCCAAGGGCAACTTCTCCAATACGCGGATATCGCTCATCGAGTTCCGCCGCCGCATCTCGGCCTTCCAGCACAGTGTGATGGTCTACCAGATGGGCCGCGCGGTCTGGACCCGCTGGATGGATACCGCCGTACTCTCGGGCGCGCTGTATCTGCCCGGCTACGACAGCCAGCGGCGGCAGTATCAGGCTTGCGCCTGGCTGCCGACCAAATGGGACTGGGTCGATCCGATGAAGGACGCCTCGGCCGAGATTCTGCAGATCGAAGCGGGCCTCAAATCCCGCACGCAGGCCATTTCCGAGCGCGGCTATGACGCCGAACAGGTCGACCGCGAGATTGCCGCAGAGCGCAAACGCGAACTGGCGCTGGGCCTCGATTTCCGGCGACCGGGGTCGCCCGCGCAGGGGCCGAGCCATGGGGCCACGAAGGATGACGATCCGGCCAATGGCGATCATGACGATGCGCCAGAAGATACTGAAGAAGAGCCCGACCCCAAGGATGAACCGTGATGCACCACGCCCAGATCGCCCAGCGCGCCTTCAACACGCCGCTGATGGTGGACCCTGCCAAGGCACTGGCGTTCCTCTCGGGGCTGGGGCCGCGCATCACCGGCCAGGACATCACCTTCCAAGGGCTGGAGGTGGATACGGCAGATCAGGTCGAAGCCAAGATGCCCGCCCGCGCTTCGCTCTTTGGCAACGACCTCGCCCAGCGCCATCAGCGCAATGGAAGCCAGCCCTTCGCGGTGGTCGAGGGCATCGCAGTGATCGAAATCGCCGGAACGCTGGTGCATCGCGGAGCGTGGATCGGGCAATCCTCGGGGCTGACGTCTTACGAGGGGATCGCCGCGCAATTGCAGGCGGCATCGGCCGACCCTGCGGTGCGGGGCATTGCCCTCGACATCGACAGCTTCGGCGGTGAGGTCGCGGGGGCCTTCGATCTGGCCGACCGCATCCGGTCGGCACGCGCGCAAAAGCCGGTGCAGGCCTTCGTGGCGGAACATGCGCTGTCCGCCGGTTACGTTCTGGCCTCCCAGGCCGACCGGATCATCCTGCCGCGCACCGGGGCAGTTGGCAGCATCGGGGTCGTGGCGCTGCACACCGACATGAGCGGGGCGCTGGACCAGAAGGGCATCGCCGTCACGCTGATCCATGCCGGAATCCACAAGATCGACGCCAATCCCTACCAGCCACTGCCGGAGGCGGTGCACGACCAGATGCAGCGCGAGCTGGAGGTCGTGCGCTTCCTATTTGCCGAAACCGTTGCCGCCGGGCGCGGGGATCGTCTCAGCCATGCGGCGGCGCTGGCAACAGAGGCTGCCGTGTTCCGCGGCGCTGATGCCATTGCCGCTGGTCTGGCCGACGAGCTTGCTGATCCTGTCACCGCCTTCCGCGCCTTCGCCGCCGCCCCAGGGGGCATCAATCCCACCAGCAGAAAGGGTCCACAGATGACCACCGACTCCACCGACACCCAGAATCCGGCCTCGGCCGCCACCCCAGCCACCGAGGTTGCTCCCGAACCGCCCGTTGAAGCCGCCGCACCCGCGCTCACGCCCGACCCAGCCACTATGAGCGCCGACGCCATCCGGGCCGAAGCGGCCGAGGTGGCACAGGTCTGCGCGCAGGCCGCCCGGCTGGGTGTGGACATCGACGCCGCCGACGCCGTTGCGCGCGGGCTGAAACCCGAAGCCCTGCGCGCCCGCGTGCTGGCCGATCTCGCCTCGCGCGGCGATGCGGCAGGCATCATCGCCACGGCCCCGGCGGCGGCCGCCGCCAAGGACAGCCCGATTATCGCCGCCGCAAAGAAGGCCGCCACAGCCTCGCGCTGAACGCAGCCCCACCCCCAAAACATGGAGACTGACCAATGCCAGTCCTGACAGAACCGCCCAGCATGGGCGATGTCCTCAAATATGAGGTCAACCCGAACTATACCCGCGAAGTGGTCACGCTGCTGCAAGGCATGCCCTATCCGGTCGGCTCGGTGCTCGGAAAAATCACCGCCAGCGGCAAATACAAGCTGTCGACCAGTGGTGGCACAGATGGTGCGCAGACCGCCAGCGCCGTCTTGCTCTACGCCGTCGATGCCACGCTCGCTGATGCCAGCGGCATTGTGATCGCACGCGGGCCCTCGATCGTGTCGCGGGCAGGCCTCGCTTACGACGGCACCGTCGATGACAGCGCGAAGATCACCACCAAGATTGGCCAGCTCGCCGCTGTCGGCATCATTGCCCGCGACGGCGTCTGATCCCGAACCAGCCCAGCGCATCCCCATCCATCCTTCATTCCCTCGGAGCCCCCCATGACCCTTGTCCGCAACCCGTTTGACGCTGGCGGCTATTCGCTGGCCGAAATGACGCAGGCCATCAATATCCTGCCCAACCTCTACACCCGCCTTGGTCAGATCGGCCTCTTCCGCTTCGAAGGCGTCAGCCAGCGTTCGGTGATCATTGAGCAATATGAGGGCGTGCTGAACCTGCTGCCCTCGGTCCCGCTCGGCGGGCCCGCCACGGTTGGCACCCGCGAGGGGCGTGCCATGCGCAGCTTTGCCCTACCGTGGATTCCGCATGATGACGTGATCCTGCCCGGCGACATTCAGGGAAGTCCGGCGCTGGGCGTGTTCGATGGTGCCGATCCGCTGGTTGAGGTGATGAACCGCAAGCTAATGCTGATGCGCCGCAAGCACGCCCAGACCCGCGAATACATGGAGATGAACGCGCTGCGCGGCATCGTGAAAGATGGGGCCGGGACCACCCTCTACAACTACTTCACCGAGTTCGGCTTGGCACAAATCTCGGTGGACTTCCTGCTCGGCACAGCGGGCACCAATGTTCAGGGCAAGGTCCGCGAGGTGCTGCGCGCGGTGGAAGACAACCTTCTGGGTGAGGCAATGTCCTCGGTCCATGCCCTCGTCAGCCGCGAGTTCTTCGACAAGCTGATCTCGCACCCGAAAACCGAGGAGGCCTACAAGTTCTATGCGGCCACCGGAGCCCAGCCCCTGCGGGAGGACATGCGCCGCAACTTCCCCTTCGCAGGCATCGTGTTTGAGGAATATTCGGGCACCGTCACGCTTTCGACCAACGCCAGCGAACGGCTGGTTCCGGCCAGCGAAGGCATCGCGTTTCCACTCGGCACCATGGACACCTTCACCACTTATGGCGGCCCGGCCAACCTGCTGGAGGCGGCCAACACCATGGGCCTGCCGCTCTACGCCCGCCAGCATCTCGACGAGAAAGGCCGCTGGATCGATCTGATGACGGAGGCCTCGATCCTGCCGGTTAACAAGCGGCCGCGTATCGCGATTCGCCTGCACACCTCGAACTGACGCACCATGACTGTCTTTGCCGCCGCCATGGATCGGATCTTCGCCAACCCGTCCATGGCGGTGGTCGCATTGTGGATCTCAGGCACCACGTCGGAGGAACGCACGATCCGGGTGATCCGTCGCGCCCCGGATCGTATCACCGAGTTCGGCGCTGCGCGGCTCATGAGTGACACGATGGTGCTGGATGTACGCGTCTCCGACCTGGCCGATCCGCGCCCGGGCGATCTGATCGTGATCGGCACTGACAGTTTCACGATCCAGGGAGAGCCTGTGCGTGACAGCGACCGCCTCATCTGGACGTTGGATCTGCGGCCATCATGAAGCTGAAACTCGACATTGATCCGGACATCGTGGCGATGATGGCAGCGGAAATCAAATCCGGGGAAAGAGCTGTCAGCGCCGCGATGCGCGAGGCCGGAACCGGGCTTAAATCCGACTGGCGGGGACAAATCACCCGTGCGGGGCTCGGGCGGCGGCTGGCGAACTCGATCCGCAACCAGAACTTCCCGAGGTCGGGCGAAAGCCTCGATGCCGCCGCGCTGGTCTGGTCCAAGGCCCCGGTGATCATCAGCGCGCATGACACCGGGCCGCTGATCCGGTCGCGGGATGGTTTCTGGCTTGCGATCCCGACGCCAGCTGCCGGGAAAAGCCGCAAAGGCGGGCGCATTACACCCCTTGAGTGGGAGCGCCGCACCGGTCTGCGTCTGCGGTTTGTCTATCGTCGGAGGGGGCCAAGCCTGCTCGTGGCCGAGGGTCGGTTGAACACCAAAGGCCGGGCCGTGGCGTCCAGATCCAAGACCGGGCGCGGCGTGGCAACCGTGCCGATCTTTCTCCTGGTGCCGCAGGTCAAGCTGCCGAAGCGGCTGAACCTCGACCGCGACGCAGAGCGGGCTTTAGACAGCGTGCCGGGGTTGATCGTGGCGAACTGGGTGGACGGCCGATTTGGAAAATGACGCTCTGGTAGACGTTTCAGCCTTTCGCCGCCAATATGAACCGACTGGGCGGACGTGCCGGGTAGTCACCGTGCTCCCAGATTTCGAAGCCTATATCGGCAATCTCTCGCTCCAGCGACGCTGGCGTCAAGAACCGTAACTTCGGCGCTTTTCCAAAGAAATGCAGAGCCGCTACTATAGGCTGCAATATACGGTAGCCACCGCCGAGACATGGGGTCTTGGAGATGAAGAGGCCACCGGGACGCAATCGGCGCGAGACGTCTTCAAGCGCGACGCGCCGGTCAGAGAGGAGATGGAGGACATTAAAGGCAAGGACGACATCGAATGGTCCTTCAGGCAAGGACGCGTCGCCGACTTGCGCAATGCGGAGGTCCAGATTTTGGATTTTGGCCTCAGCCTGCTTCTCACGGGCGACGGCGATCATCTCAGCGGAGTAGTCAGTGGCGATATATTGCCCGACTGACGGCGCAAGGCGTATTCCGGTCGATCCCGTACCGCAGCCCAATTCCAGCACACGGTCTGTTGATTCAAGATGTGCACGGACACGATCAAGCGTGGTCTCGTAGGCCGAAGGATTACGTACCGACATGCCCGCATAGCGGCGTGCGACACGATTCCAAAAGGCCGAGGGATCTGTGTTCTCAGGCATAGATGATGGGCCTTCTTGCTTTGGGCGCCGATTGATAAATGATTTGATCCAACAGTTCTATCAATGCGCTCTGCTCAGTGCCAGTTGTCGCCATGCTTGATCTGGCTTCCAGCGCGCAGACGATACAGGCTTGAATTCCGAAGCTGCATTGTCTGTGATTAATTTCGATATCTTGCCAAGTTGAGACGCTCTGCGGGAAGAATGGAGTTTTTGGCTTCAGCTTGGCGCTCGCTGCATCTGTAAGAGAACACAAGATCATGCCCACCCTCCGCGAAACCATCCTCACCGCCCTGCACGCGGGGCTTTCGACGCTGCCCGCCACCGCACTGCGCGGTGATGTGCTGCCCGAGCGCGTGCCCGCCGTTGGCCTGCTGATCCTCCGGGATGGCGAGCCGGGTGAGCCCGACGTCACGCTGTCGCCACTGCGCTACCATTACCAGCACCGCGCCGAGATTGAGGCAGTCGTGCAGGGCACCGACCGGGACGCGGCCTTTGACACGCTGACCGCCAGCATCGGCGCGGCGATTGTTGCCGATCGCACGCTTGGCGGGCTCTGTGACTGGGTCGAAGCCGAGGCACCCCGTCCGGTCGATCTGCCCATCGAGGGCGCGGCCAGCATGAAAGCTGCGGTGATCCCGGTGGTGCTACATTATTACACGGCCGACCCACTGGCCTGATCATCCGGCTTCGTGTCTTTGGCATATGGTCGGAGCGTGAACTTCCCCTCAACCTGCGCACCACTCTCGATGCTCAGGCTCTCATAGGTGATTTCGCCCATCACACGCGCGCTTGCGTGCAGCCTTACCTTGCCGCCCATGACCTGGCCATCGAAGCGGCCCTTGATGGTGATGCTGGCGGCGTGGAGTTCGCCTTCGACCTCGCCTGCTTCCTCGATGACGATCGCGGACGCTTCCACGCGTCCCTTGACGTAACCGGGCAACTCGACGGTGCCAGGAAAATGCAACTCGCCAGTGATGCGCGAACCTGCACCAAGATGCGAGCGACCACCGGATCCGGCGGCGGGAGACTTTTCGTCCGTCATTGATGATCTGCCCTTTTGAGTTTCGGCCCCTTCCGGGGATCATACGCTTCAACATACAGGAGAAACCCCCATGGCAAGAGCCCAAGGGGCGCGGGCGCAGATGGCGCTTGCGTTCGAGACGACCTATGGAACGCCGCCGGTGGGCAGTTTCACGAAAATGCCCTTCGCCAGCACCTCGCTTGGCGCGGAGCAGCCGCTGCTGAGCTCGGAACTGCTGGGCTATGGCCGGGATCCGCTGGCGCCGATCAAGGATGCGGTGACGGCGGATGGCGATGTTGTGGTGCCGCTGGACGCCGAGGCCTTCGGGTTCTGGCTGAAGGCGGCATTCGGTGATCCGACCACGACTGGCACCGGCCCCTGGACGCATGATTTCCAGTCGGGTGCCTGGACGCTGCCCAGTATGTCAATTGAAACCGGCATGCCCGAGGTGCCGCGTTTTGCGATGTATTCCGGCTGCGTGCTCGACCAGATCAACTGGCAAATGCAGCGATCTGGCCTGCTGACTGCGACAGCCCGGCTCGTGGCGCAAGGCGAGACGGTGGGCACGACGACCAGCGCAGGCACACCCGCCGCGCTGGAATTGCAGCGTTTTGGCCATTTCAACGGGGCGATTACGCGCAACGGCGCAGCCCTCGGCAATGTCGTTTCAGCCGACATCACCTACGCCAACAATCTCGACCGGATCGAGACCATCCGCTCGGACGGCCGCATCGACGGCGCTGACCCGTCCATTGCGGCTCTGACCGGCTCCATCGAGGTGCGCTTCGCCGATCAAACGCTGGTGACACAAGCGATCAACGGCGATCCCTGTGAGATCGAGTTCGCCTACGTCTTGCCGTCTGGCGAGAGTTTCACCTTCACGGTGCACGCCGTTTATCTGCCGCGCCCCCGGATCGAGATTTCCGGGCCGCAGGGCGTTCAGGCCACCTTCGATTGGCAGGCAGCCCGCGACAGCGTGGTTGGTCGGATGTGCACCGCAACCCTGATCAATGATATTGAGGTATATTGATGCTGACGCTCGATTTGACGAACCAGCCGCGCTGGCATGATCTCGCACCGGGCGCGCGGGTGCAGCTGCGCCCGCTGACGACGGCGCTGATGGTGGCGACGCGGAGCGACCCCGGCGTGGAAGCGATTCCCGAGGACGCTTCCGACGAAGAACGCGCCGTCGCCTTCGCAAAAGCGCTGGCGCGGAGGGCTGTGCTTGCATGGGAGGGTATTGGTGATGCGGACGGCAATCCAATCGACCCCAATCCCGACGCTGTCGATGCGCTTCTCGACATCTGGCCGATCTTCGAAGCGTTCCAATTGACCTACGTCTCAAAGGGCTTGCTGCTGGAACAGGAAAAAAACGTCTCCGCGTCCTCGCCGAATGGTCCTTCGGCGGGGGCGAGCGCTACTGCGACGCGTGCCAAGCGACCTGCGAAGACTGCCCGGCGCGGCTGAACCGACCCACCACCTTTGAAGGCTGGCAGGTCTGGGACCTGATCGGCCGCCTCGGCGGTCAGCTGCGCGTGCTGCCCGGCGCGGTGATCGGCTGGGATATGTCGGCCGCACTTTCACTCGGTGATGCGCTGGGCATCCCGCCCGTCGCAATGGCCGAACTGCTGCCCGTGATCGAGGCAGTGATGGTCGCCAAACTCAACGAACAGATGGAACATTCCCATGGCTGAAAAACGTGTCAGCGTCCGCCTTGCAGCGGTGGGCGGGCGACAGGTGCGCGCCGAGCTGGAAGGCGTCGGCGAGGCCGGATCGCGTGGTTTCGGGCGTTTGTCACGCGAGATGGAAGCGGCGAATGCCCGAATGGCGGCCTTCTCGCGTCGGGTGAAGGTCGCGGCGGCCGCCGCTGTTGTCGCCGCCGCTGCTGCTGGCGTGGCGATGGTCCGCTCGGGTTTGCAGACTGTCGACGCGCAGGCCAAGCTGGCACAATCGCTCGGCACGACGGTCGCCTCAATCCAGACGCTGGAGCGCGCGGGTGAACTCGCGGGCGTCTCCATCTCCGGCATCGAACAGGCGACGAAGGATCTGACGCGACGGCTCAGCCAGGCGGCCGCCGGGACCGGCCCAGCCGCTGATGCGCTGGACCGGCTGGGGCTGTCTGCGTCCGACCTGATTGCGCTACCGCTGGACCAGCGTGTGGGTGCGATCAATGCGGCCATCGAGAACTTTGTGCCCACCGCCGAACGCGCGGCCGTCGCAGGACAGCTTTTTGGCGAGGAAGGCTCCATCGCCATGTCGCGGATCGACACCGCGACGCTGCGACAGGCGACGGAGGATGTTCTGGCCTTCGGTGTGGTCGTCTCTGAACAGGACGCCGACCAGATCGAACGCACCAATGACGCAATCTCGCGGCTCGGGCTGATCTGGCGCGGGCTGTCGAACCAGCTGGCGGTCGCTGCAGCACCTGCGCTGGAAGCCGTGGCTGACGCCATGGCAGCAATCGCGAGCCGCACCGGGCCGCTGGGCATCGCCATTCGTGGCCTGTTCGACAACATTGGCCGCCTGACCACCTACGCCGCCACCTTTGTGGGTTTTCTCGCCGGGCGCTGGGTTGCGGGGATGGCGGTTGCTGCACTCTCCGTGCGCGGTCTGGCCACGGCGCTTGTCCTGCTGCGGGGTGCTCTGATCCGCACCGGCATCGGGGCGCTGATCGTTGGCGCGGGCGAGCTGGTCTATCAGTTCACGAAACTTGTTGCGGGCGCAGGTGGCTTTGGGGCCGCGATGGGGCTGATGGGCGATGTTGCCAAGGCCGTCTGGGACGGTATCAAGGCCACCGCCGGATCCTTCGCGGATGATTTTCGAGCACTGGGCGCTGATATCGAGCGCATCTGGACCCGGCTGATGGCGTTCCTCTCGACCAAATGGGCGGATTTTCTCGGGAAGATCGGCCCCACCTTCAATGCCGTGGCCGAGGAGATCGGTGTCGACAGCCGGATCGATTGGTTTGGGGCCATGTCCTATGCTTCGATGCTGGAGCACGCCGCCAGTAACGCCGGGCACAGGGCCGATAGCTACCGCGAGCGTGCGGCGGCAACCCGCGCCGGGGCATTTGACGGGGTAGGCCCGGCCTTGCAGGCACTGGGCGACGCCATGTCGGGCGGCGATGAGACCGGCAGCGACGCGCTGGATGAAGCCACCGCTGCGGCGAAGCGGTTTGAGACCACGCTCAATGCTGCCGGGCGGGCGGCGACGGATGTAGGAACTGCTGCAGGGGCTGCGGTCGCTGCGGCCAAACCCGATACCGAGGCCGCCGTTTCGGGCTGGCAGGCGGTCACCACCGCGCTGTCAGATTATGCGAGCAAGGCCCGCGATATCGGCGGGGACATTGGCCAGAGCCTCGTCAGCGCGTTCCAGTCGGCCGAAAACGCAGTTGGCGAGTTCGTGAAGACCGGCAAGCTGAAGTTTGGCGATCTGGTCACCTCGCTGATTGCTGATCTCGCAAAGCTCGGGGCGCGCAAGTTCATCCTCGGGCCGATCGCCAACGCGCTCTCGGGCGCACTCGGCGGCGTTGGCGGCGCTGGCGGGATCTTCGCGAACATCCTGCATGCGGGCGGTATGGTCGGGGCGACTGGACCCTCGCGGATGGTCCCGGCCATGGCGTTTGCAGCCGCCCCACGCATGCATTCCGGTGGCGTCGCCGGTCTGCGCCATGACGAAGTCCCGGCAATCCTGCAGCGCGGCGAGCGGGTGCTGTCGCGGCGCGAGGCACAAAGCTACGGCGCTGGCGGCAATGTCAACGTCACCATCATGGCGCGCGACGCCGAGAGCTTCCGGCAATCGCGCACGCAGGTCGCAGCCGACATCGCCCGCGCGGTGTCGCTCGGGCGGAGGGGCATGTGATGGCGTTTCACGAGGTCCGGTTCCCCGACAATATCAGCCGGGGCGCACGCGGCGGGCCGGAACGCCGCACCCAGATCGTCGAACTGGCCAGCGGCGATGAGGAGCGCAACGCCAGCTGGGCAAACTCGCGCCGCCGGTATGATGTCGCCTATGGCATCCGTCGCGCTGACGATCTGGCGGCGGTCGTGGCATTTTTCGAGGCGCGGAACGGCCGCCTGCATGGCTTCCGGTTCAAGGACTGGGGCGACCACAAGTCCTGCCTGCCCTCGGGCACGCCATCGCCGACCGATCAGGCGATTGGCACCGGAGATGGTGCGGTGACCGCGTTCCAACTGGTAAAGGGGTATGTCTCAGGCGCGCAATCCTGGACGCGCGCCATCGCCAAGCCAGTGGTGGGAACCGTGCGGATTGCGCTTTGCGGGGTGGAGCAGCCCTCCGGCTGGTCGGTCGATACGACCACTGGCCTCGTCACCTTTAGCTCCGCGCCCGGCGCTGGCGTCGCGATCACCGCAGGGTTCGAATTCGACGTGCCGGTCCGCTTTGACAGCGACGCGCTCGATGTGACGCACGACCTCGAACGACTGGGCTCGATCACGTCAATTCCGCTTCTGGAGATCCGTAGATGAAAAATATGAACCCTGACCTGCAGACTCATCTCGACGAGGGCACGACGACGCTCTCTTGGTGCTGGCGGATTGCCCGCGCAGACGGCGTAAGCTTCGGCTTCACCGATCATGACGTGACGCTGAGCTTCGACCGCACCGATTTCGAGCCGGAAAGCGGGCTCACGGCCTCCGAGGTCCGTTCGGGCTCCGACCTGTCGGTCGATGCGCAGGATGCCGAAGGCGTGCTGACCTCGGACCGGATTACCGAGACCGACATTCTCGATGGCCGCTGGGACAATGCAGAAGTCGAGGTTTGGCGCGTGAACTGGGCGGATCCCGCACAACGGGTGCTGATGCGCCGTGGGGCCATTGGACAAATTCGGCGCGGGCGTCTGGCCTTCGTGGCCGAAGTGCGCTCGCTTGCCCATGTCCTCGGCCAGACGGTGGGACGAACGTTTCAGGCGACCTGCGATGCGGCACTTGGGGATGCGCGCTGCGGAGTTGATCTTGATGATCCGGCCTTTAAAGGCCCGGGCACCGTCCTCGATCTCTTGCGCGACCGCGCCTTCACCGCCTCGGGCCTCGGCGGCTTCGCCTCCGGCTGGTTCACATTCGGCACGGTCGAATGGACCAGCGGGGTCAATGCCGGGCGACTGGCTGAAATCATCGCGCATGACGTTACAGACGGCATCGCGGTGCTGACACTTCTCGAAGCGCCCGTACGCGCCATCACCGAGGCTGATACGTTCAACATCCGCGCGGGCTGCGACAAGCGCATCGAGACCTGCGCCGCGAAGTTCACAAATACCATCAACTTTCGTGGCTTCCCGCACATCCCCGGCCAGGATGCCGTGCTGCGCTACGCCACGAAGGATGGTGGGCACGAGGGTGGTGTGCTGTGAGTAATGCCGTTTCCGGTGCCAACCCCACGCGTGTCATCGCCATCGCGCGATCCTGGCTCGGGACGCCGTATCACGATCAGGCCAGCCTGCGGGGCGTCGGCTGCGACTGCCTCGGGCTGGCGCGGGGCGTCTGGCGCGAGATGGTTGGCCCCGAGCCGTTCCCGATCCCACCCTACAGCCGGGATTGGGGCGAGACCGGCCCGCGCGAGGTGCTGGCAGAGGGCGCACGGCGCATGATGATCGAAGTGGAACCGGCCGCAGCTGCTCCCGGTGCGCTGGTCCTGTTCCGCATGACGCCTCGCGCCATCGCCAAGCATGTCGGGATCCTCACGGGCCCGGGCAGTTTCCTCCACGCCTATGAGCGCCTCGGCGTGATCGAGGAGCCTCTCACCGCCTCCTGGCGGCGGCGCATCGCCTTTGCCTTTCTGTTTCCCCAACGCTGAGATTTAAACATGGCCACCCTTGTTCTCGGTGCCGCAGGTGCCGCCATTGGCGGTAGCATTGGCGGCGCGATCCTCGGCGTCAGTGCCGCCACCATCGGCGGCTATATCGGCTCCACCATCGGGTCGGTGGTCGACAGTTGGATCGTCTCGTCACTCGCGCCGACCCAGCGCATCGAAGGGGCGCGGATGGACAATCTGCGCATCACCTCGGCCACCGAAGGTGCGGTGATCCCACGCCTCTATGGCCGGATGCGGATCGGTGGCAACATCATCTGGGCCACGGATTTTCGTGAGGAGACGAACACCACCACGCAGGGCGGCGGCAAGGGAGGCGGGGGTGGTGGCAAGGTCAAGACGACTGAATATCTTTACTATTCGTCCTTCGCCGTGGCGCTCTGCGAGGGGCCGATCACCGGCATCGGCCGCATCTGGGCCGACGGCAAGCCGATGGACCTCTCCGGCGTGACCTGGCGCTGGTATCCGGGCGATGAAGCGCAATCCCCGGATCCGTTCATTGCTGAGAAAATGGGCACAGCCAGCACGCCCGCCTATCGCGGCACCGCCTATGTCGTCTTTGAGGAACTGGCGCTCGCGAATTTCGGAAACCGTCTGCCGCAGCTCTCCTTTGAGGTGTTCCGTCCGCTTGCCGACCCCGACACCGCCGAAGGCCTGACCCGCGCGGTCACGATGATCCCGGCCTCCGGCGAGTTTGCCTATGCCACGGGCGCGATCCGCAAGGGCGGCAGCGGGGCGACGCAGGCCGAGAATCTGAACGCCCGGGCCGATGTGCCAGACATGGTGGTGGCGCTTGACCGGCTGCAGGCGTCCGCGCCGAACATCGAAAGCGTCAGCCTGGTGGTATCCTGGTTCGGCGATGATCTGCGCGCAGGGCACTGCCGGATCCGGCCCAAGGTCGAACTGGCCGCCAAAAACACGACGCCGCAGGTCTGGTCGGTAAATGGCGTGATCCGCTCTGCCGCGCATCTGGTCAGTCGCGACGATCAGGATCGACCGAACTTTGGCGGCACGCCAGCGGATTTCACGGTGGTGCAAGCGATCCGGGAAATGAAAGCCCGAGGCCTGCGCGTCACCTTCTATCCGTTCCTGATGTTGGATGTGCCGCACGGCAACACCCTGCCGAACCCGTATTCCGACAACGCGGCCGGGACGGGCCAGCCCGCCTTTCCCTGGCGCGGGCGGATCACCTGTTCTCCGGCGGCGGGCTATGTCGGATCGGTCGACAAGACCGTGACGGCTGCTGCGCAAGTTGCAGCGCTGTTCGGCGCGGCGACGCCCGCGAACTATGTGGTTTCCGGGCAGTCGGTTTCATGGACCGGATCGCCCATCGATTGGGGTCTGCGCCGCATGGTGCTGCACTATGCCCATCTCTGCGCCGCTGCGGGCGGGGTCGATGCCTTCCTGATCGGCTCGGAGATGCGTGGGCTCACGACAATCCGTTCCGGGGGGGCGAGCACCTATCCTGCGGTGCAGGCGTTGCGTGATCTGGCGGCGGATGTGCGGGCGATCCTCGGGGCGTCGACAAAGATCGGTTATGCCGCCGACTGGTCGGAATATTTCGGGCATCAGCCGGGCGATGGCAGCGGCGACGTGTTCTTCCACCTCGACCCGCTCTGGGCCGATCCGGAGATCGATTTCGTCGGCATCGACAACTACATGCCGCTCTCGGATTGGCGCGACGGGTTCGAGCATGCAGATGCGACGCTGGCCCCGGCGGTCTACGACCGGGGCTATCTGCAGGGGAACATTGCAGGCGGCGAAGGGTTCGAGTGGTTCTACGGTTCCGAAGCTGATCGCGCCGCTCAAGTCCGCACCGCCGTTACCGATGGTGCCGCGGGCAAGCCATGGGTTTTCCGCACCAAGGATCTGCGAAGCTGGTGGTCGAACCCGCATTATAACCGCCCGGGCGGCGTGGAGAGCGGTAGCCCGACGGCATGGGTGCCACAGTCGAAGCCGATCTGGTTTACCGAGCTTGGCTGCCCGGCCATCGACCGGGGCACAAACCAGCCCAACGTCTTCTTCGACCCGAAGTCGTCCGAGAGTGTCACGCCGTACTTCTCGCGGGGCTGGCGGGATGACGCGATCCAGCGGGCTTATCTTGAGGCAACCTACCTCTGGTGGGGCGACTCCCCGAACAACCCTGTGTCATCGATCTACAGCGGCCGGATGGTGCATGTGCCGGAATGTGCCGCCTGGACATGGGACGCGCGGCCCTATCCCTTCTTTCCTGAACTCACCGATGTCTGGGCCGATGGGCCGAACTGGCGGCTGGGTCACTGGCTGACAGGGCGTCTAGGGGCGGTGTCGCTGGCGGCGCTCGTGCGGCACCTCTGCCTGCGCGCTGGCATGCCTGCGGAGCGGATTGATGTTACCGGCCTCTGGGGCGCGGTGGAAGGCTATGCCATCGGTGCGCTGGAAAGCCCGCGCGCTTCCATCACCACGCTGTCGCGCCATTTCGGGTTCGACGCGGTCGAGACCGAGGGCATGATCCAGTTTGTCATGCGCGGCCGGGCCACCGTCGCCACCCTCGCGCCCGATGATCTGGTGGCCGCCCGTGAAGGCGATGTGCTTGAATTGACGCGTGGTCAGGAGACGGAATTGCCACAGGCTTTGAAATGGCAAGTGGCGCGCGCCGATGAAGATTACGACGCCGCCCTCGTCGAGGCGCGCCGCATCACGGTGGACACGACCCGGATCGCCTCGGAGAGTTTTCCCATGGCGGTCCCGCCAGAGGAGGCCGAGCGGCGCTGCCGTCGCGCACTGATGGAAGCCTGGACCGGGCGGGAGACGGCAGCGTTCCGTTTGCCACCCTCGCGGCTGGGCTTTGATCCGGCGGATGTCGTGACGCTGGAACACGACGGACGGCAGATGGACCTGCGGCTCGTTTCCATCGCCGACGCAGAGGCGCGAGGCATCGAGGCGGTGCATCAGGACCGGGCAGCCTACGATATGCCGCCCGGATCGCCACGTCCGTCGTCACTCTTGAGCCCCGTTGTGTTCGGCGCGCCCGAGGTGGTGTTGATGGACCTGCCGCAACTCACCGAGGATCAGGCCGCCCACCGGCCGATGATCGCAGCGCATGCGGTTCCCTGGCCGGGGGAGATGGCGGTGTTTCGCAGTCCGTCAACCGATGGGTTCGAGCTGCTGACCAGTTTTGGCGGCCGGACGCGAATGGGCGCTCTGGTCTCGGACTTCTATTCCGGTCCCACATCACGGTTTGATCTCGGCAATTCACTGGTGGTCGATCTGCTGACTGGCACACTGGAGAGCGTCACGGATCTCACCTTGTTCGGCGGGGCCAATGCAATCGCCATCGAGAGTGCCCCCGGCATCTGGGAGATCGTGCAGGCGGGCGGGGCTGAGCTGCTGGCGCCGGGCCGGTATCGGCTGACCCGCCTGCTGCGGGGCCAGCGCGGCACCGAGGACGCGATGGGCAACCCGGCTCCGGCAGGCGCGCGAATTGTGGTGCTGGACGCAAGCCTTGCCTCGCTGCCCATCGCCGAGGCCGATCTTGGGCTGCCGTGGAACTGGCGCATCGGCCCGGCCTCACGACCGGTCAGCGACGAGACCTATGTTCCCATTCCCTTCACGCCCGAGGGCGCTGGGCTGCGGTCGTTCTCCGTCGCGCATGTCGAGCAGCCATGGCGACGACCGCGCGCACTGGGCGATCTGACCATTCGCTGGACGCGGCGGTCTCGCACGCTTTCGGCCGACAGCTGGGGCGCAGTGGAAGTACCGCTGATCGAGGAAGTCGAAGCCTATGAGGTCGAAATTCTTGATGGTGTTGAAATCAAGCAAGTGCTGACCGCGACCATGACCAGCGCTCTTTACACCGCCGCTCAGCAGACCGCCGATTGGGGCGCGCTTTTGGCCCGCGGCGACACGCTGACTATCCGCATCTTCCAGCTCTCCACCCTGATCGGCCGGGGCGCGGCCAAAACCGTCACGCTGACATTCTGAAAGGACCACTATGTCCGACGCCACGACCAACCTGGCTCTACCCTACATCCTGGCGGCGCAGGCCCAGAAGCACGTCACCCACAACGAGGCATTGCGGCTGCTCGACGGACTCGTGCAACTTTCCGTCCTCGACCGTGATCTGACCGTGCCGCCCAGTTCGCCCGCCGATGGCGACCGCTATATCGTTGGCTCAGGCGCAACGGGCGACTGGGCGGGCTGGGACCTGAATGTCGCGCTCTGGACCGATGGCGCCTGGCTGCGACTTCCGCCCCGCACCGGCTGGCGCGCATGGGTCGAGGACGAGGGATTGCTGCTCGTTTACGACGGTTCCGGTTGGGTCGCCACCACCCCGGCCGCGCTGCAGAACATGGCACTGCTTGGCATCGGCACCACCGCTGACGCCGCCAACCCGTTCTCCGCCAAGCTGAACGCCGCGCTCTGGACCGCGAAGACGGTGGCCGAGGGCGGGA